TTGGTTACCAGCTGAACTGATAGAAGACAATTCAGCAGAGTTATACACAAAAGATATTCTAACTGTAATATCACCAAAAGAATCTATGATAAGTTACTATATCAATGCAGCTGATGATATGGAAACTACTTTGAAAGAGAATGGTTCAAACATTGAGGCATCATTAACTAACTATGACCAAGATGATGATGACGAGGAAGAAGATGAAGAAGACGATGAGATTTTAGAAATGTTGCAAACTCAAACTAGTGGAAGAACTTTTCATTGATGGTTTATAATGAACAAAATTTGGAGATAGTGAGTCAAGCTATTATAAACAATCTAACACCAGATTTGTTACCAAAGAAATGGGTTCAACGCAACGCAAGTAACCCAATGTTTGGTCATTGCCATAATGCATCAGGATGTTTACAAAGAATATTTGGTACAAAGAATATTAAAATGTATCGTGCCTTAGATGATGAAGGCATATATCATTGGTGGGTAATTGACTTGAATGGAAAATTAATTGATTTAACTTCTGAACAGTATACATCAACAGGCAGAACTCCTCCTCACGATGCAGGAACAAAGGCTTCTATTCTTGGGTTTGATTATAGAAAAAGAGTGAACAAACTGGCAGAGAGAGTAAGTAAGGAAGTTAATTCTGATTTAGGAATATTTAATTATTCTTGAAACGGAACACCGCTATGATAACACGATTGAAATTATGTGTCAAGCAGTATTTGAGGTAAATGTGAAAATAAGCTTTGCTTTATTGGAATGGATATGTTAAAATGAGAATATTATGACTAAGAAACACTATGTAAATAACGCTGACTTCCTTACAGCACTAACTGAATATCGCTCTAAGTGTGATGTTGCTAAGACAGAAGGTAAAGAAGATCCAAGAATACCTGACTATATTGGCGAATGCTTTCTAAAGATTGCAGAACACTTATCACGCAAGCCTAACTTTGTATCATACTCTTTCCGAGATGAGATGATTGCTGACGGCATTGAAAACTGCCTAATGTATTTCCGTAACTTTGATCCTGCCAAATCAAAGAACCCATTTGCATACTTCACTCAAATCATTTACTTTGCCTTTCTACGCCGTATTATGAAAGAGAAGAAACAACTCTATGTCAAGTACAAAGCAACTCAACAGTTTGGTATATTTGATTCAGGTGAGATGTATGAAGATGCTGAAGGTAACATGAAGCAGTTTGAACTGTATGATAACATATCTGAATTCATTGAAAACTTTGAAGAGAGCCGAGAAAAGAAAAAGAAGGTTAAAGTAAAAGGCCTTGAAAAATTTATTGAACCAACTGATTTAGATATACCCAAAGAACTATGAAAATATGTATTCTAGGTGATACGCATTTTGGTATGCGTGGAGATTCATTAGAGTTTCACCGTTATTGTAAGAAGTTCTATGATGATATATTCTTTCCGTATCTAATCAAAAATAAGATTGATACGGTTTTTCAGCTTGGTGATTTGTTTGACCGCAGGAAGTTTATCAACTTCAACTCACTATATCTGTGCCGTAAATACTTCTTTGATAAACTCCGTGATAACAACATTACACTACATACACTTCTAGGTAACCATGATGTTGCCTTTAAGAATACACTTGAAGTAAATTCTACCTCTTTATTGTTGCAAGAATATGAAAACATTAAAATCTATGCTGAGTTTGATTCGGTATCATTTGATGGTGTGGGAATTGATATTGTACCTTGGCTTTGCGCTGACAATCAAGAAGAAATCTTTACGCAAATAAAAAATAGCACATATCAAATTTGCTTTGGGCATTTTGAGATTGATGGGTTTGAAATGGATCGTGGCAATGTTTGTCATGGTGGTATTGACAAACAACCATTAAACAAGTATGATATCGTATTGACAGGACATTTTCATCATAAATCAAATGATGGACATATCTACTATGTTGGCACACCAGATGAAATGACTTGGGCTGATTATAATGATGCAAGAGGATTTCATATCTTTGATACAAGTACCCGTGAACTTGAGTTTATACAAAACCCTTATCGCATGTTTCACAAATTATCTTATGATGATGGTGAACAAGATTTTGAGTTCTGGAAGTCATACGATTTCACTCCGTTGAAAGATACATATGTAAAGGTAATTGTTGTTAACAAACAGAATCCATATCTATTTGATAATGTGATTGACAATCTTTATAAATCAGGCGCATCTGATATATCTATTGTTGAAGACTTTACGGATACAGTAATTGAGAATGACCAAGAACTGATTGACCAAGCTGAAGATACAATGACTATCCTTGGAAAATATATTGATAATTTAACTTTGAATGTTGAGAGTGATAAACTAAAATCTCTGATGAGAGAACTCTACATTGAGGCATTGAATACAGAAACTACTGAATGATAACCTTTCGTTATGTTAGGTGGAAAAATCTACTTTCCACTGGTAATTACTTTACAGAAATTAAACTAAACAATAAAACTAACACACTCGTTGTTGGTGAGAATGGTTCTGGCAAATCAACAATGCTTGATGCATTATGTTTTGGTTTATTCGGTAAGGCCTTTCGTAATGTTAATAAACCAAATCTATTGAATTCAATCAATGCCAAAGATTGCGTTGTTGAGATTGAATTTGATACCAACAATAAATCATACAAGATTGTTCGTGGTATTAAACCTAGTGTGTTTGAAATCTATTGCGATAATGAGTTATTAAATCAAGATGCAGCTGCAAGAGACTATCAAGAATACCTTGAGAAGTTTATTCTGAAACTGAATTACAAATCATTTACACAAATTGTAATTCTTGGTTCTGCATCATTTGTTCCTTTCATGCAATTATCGGCATCAGACCGAAGAGCAATCATTGAAGACTTGTTAGATATTCAAATCTTTTCGGCTATGAATGGTCTGTTAAAAGATAGATTAACAAACAATAAAGATTTGATGACTCAAAGTAAAAATGAAATTGAGTTGACACAACAACGATATGATTTACAAGATAAACATATCAAAGGTTTGAAACAAAACAATGAAGTAAAGGTGGATGGATATGTTAAAGAGGTACAGAATAATAGAGATGCCATACAAGTCTTACATGGAGAAATTGCTAATCTCTTATCACAAGTCACCACACATCAAACATTGGTGGCAGAAAAGACTTTGGTTGAGGATAAAGTCAAGAAGATTACTAAACTTGAATCGCAGATTGAAAGCAATCTATCCAAATTTCGTAAAGATATCAGTTTCTTTGAACACAATGATAGTTGTCCAACTTGTCGGCAAGCCATTGCCTTGGAGTTTAAAGAGACGGAGTTACAAACATTACAAACCAAGTCAACGGAATGCCAGCACGGATTATCACAATTAGAAACTAAGTTGTTGTCAGAGCAAACTAAGCTAAATGAAATAACTGAGATACAGAAAAATATTCAGGCCTTGCAAATTAATATTGCCACTAAGAATACTACTATCACAGAAACAAACAAGTATATTACCAAGTTAGAAAAAGAAATAGAAGAATTAAAAACTAGCAAGGCATCTACCGAAAAAGAAGAACAAGAATTAATAATTTTAAAAGGCACATTAGCAACGCTAACTGACAATATAAGAACTCTTATAGATGAAAAATCGTATTATGAGATAGCATCTGGTCTGTTAAAGGATACAGGCATCAAAACAAAGATTATCAAACAATACTTACCAATCATTAATAAATTGGTAAACAAGTACCTTGCATCATTAGATTTCTTTGTGAACTTCAACCTTGATGAGTCGTTTAAAGAAACAATTAAATCAAGGCATCGTGATGATTTTACCTATAACAATTTTAGTGAAGGTGAGAAACAACGAATTGATATGGCACTAATGTTAACTTGGCGTGCCGTTGCTAAGTTGAAGAATTCATCTAACACCAATCTATTGATACTTGATGAAGTGTTTGATTCAAGCCTTGATACTAATGGCACAGAAGAACTAATGAAGATTCTTCATATGCTAGAAGGCGTTAATTTATTTGTCATCTCTCACAAAGGAGATATTTTACAAGATAAATTTGCCAATGTGGTTCGTTTTGAGAAAGTAAATAACTTTAGTAGGGTAATGAAATGAATTTTAAAGAGTACCTGTCCAATTTTAAAGAAGTAGTTGATAGAGAAGTTGAAGGTTGGTTTTATCCTAAAGATATCATAATCACTTATGGCATATTGAACGAAATTCAAAAATCAAGTGGTGACATTTGTGAAATAGGTGTTGCATATGGCAAAAGTGCCATTATGATTTCACAGTTTAAAGGTAACAGTAATTTTTATTTGTATGATATCTTCACAGAAGAAGCTAGAGTTATTGCTCAAAACAATATTACAAAGTTTGGAAACAGTAGTAATCTTATATGGCGTTTACAAGATACAACACAATTGAATACCGAAAATGTTGTCTTTGTTAATGATTTAAGATTTTTACACATAGATGGTTGCCATGAACATTCTGCCGTATTAAGTGACTTGATGTTATTCAGTAACAAAATGAAAGATGAAGGCGTAATTGCAATTGATGACTTTCAAGACCAAGAATTTCCAGGTGTTAATAGTGCAGCCTTTGAATTCTCTTTATCAAAAGCAAACTACAAAAATTGGAGAGTGTTTGCCATTGGCGATAACAAAGCATATATGTGCCAGAAGAAGTATGCCGAAAGATATCAAAAGGCATTAGTTGATTATATTGAGAAGGCAAAAAAAGAATACAATGTTCCATTTGCCATGCATTTAGGTTTGCGTGAAGTCCTAGATATAAATGCCCTTATGTGCGATTCTAGAACGGCATGGGATCCTAAGGTAATAAAGGAATCTTTGTTTGACAAACCAATCATAGGATGATATAATAAGATATGAGTCAAATTTTAAAACTTAATACAGTTGATCCAAAGTATCAACAAGAAAAAGAAGTAGATCCATTCCCGTTGTATGATGAAAATCATCCAATGATGAAGCAACGTATTCCTGAATACGATATCACACTTCTACCTAATCCTGTTATGACGAATACTATTAACAGGCTAAAGATGACTATGAAGTTATACAATGGTCTAGGCTTATCTGCCAACCAATGTGGTGTGTTTGAAAGAGTTTTCATTGTAGGTAATGGAGAGATTGTTATCGTTTGTATAAACCCTAAACTAATCAAAGCATCAGATGATTTAATAAAAGACAATGAAGGATGTTTATCTTTTCCTGGTTTGTTTTTGAAAGTAGAACGAGCATCATCGGTTGAAGTTGAGTATTATGACTATCAAGGTAAGAAATACAATACAACTTTTACTGGACTTACCGCTAGATGTTTTTTACATGAATTAGACCATATGAATGGTATCACTATGGATAAACATGTGAAACCTTTGGCCTTGAAAATGGCAAAAGATAAACAAGGTAAATTATTTAAAAGAGTTAAAAGGTTACAGAG